CTTTTTCATGAGTAATATTTGGAGTTGTTGACTCTACGAACTGTATTTCATTGCCAACCGTATTGGTATCTGCAATCTCCCATGAACCAGTTCCGCCTGTTGCTGATCTGCCAGCTCTATATGTTGCGGTATTAAGTGGTGTTGTAAATGTTCTTGCGCCAGTCATGGCATCGCCAAGAACTTGTGTAATTGTAGCGTCTAATGGAAATACATATGAGGCCCGATCTCCAAGTGCTTCTGCTACTAATGTATTTGAATAAGGTACTGCAGTAGTCATTAATGCTGTTGCTGTAGCAACCTGAGCTATTGTGCCACCATTTGCAAATGATGCTTTATGGTCTGCAACCATGGTATCAACTTGAGCTGTAGAAAGCCCAGTTCCAGCATATAAAGCTGCAAAATCCATAGTTCCATTAAAGTATGAGTTAGCAGTACCAGATGAACCATTGTTATCTAAATATGAACCAATATTCCATTGACCTGAATATCCAATGTTACCAAAAGTTGTTGCTGATCCAATTAATGTTCCATCAACATATAGTCTCATTCCTGTTGATCCAGCAATATATGATGCAACTACATGGTGCCAGTTTCCATCACAAAAATTAGCAGATGTGCTAATACCGCTTGGGCTACCAGTAGCAGCCTTAACATTCATATAAATATTACCTGTTGGATCAATTCCAACTTGGAATCCATCTCCAGATGTAGATGTTCCTAAAAAGTCTGCTAAAAGTTCATAGTTTCCAGTTCCAGGAACTGATGATTTTTTAAATACAAATTCTTGAATTATGTCGCCAACTCCGCCGCCGTTTGGATTAATTTGAACATTTACACGAGCACTATTGCTAAAGTCATATGATTTTGCACCAGTTAATGATGAAGCATTCTGAGTTAATGTTCCAAATGCAGTAGCTGCTGAACTAGTTACGCCAGTACCAACCACCTTATCAGTAGCTGCTGTATCAAAATTACATCCTACTTTAAATCCGCTAGTTGCTTGTGCGACTGTTAATAATGACATAAAAATAGGCTGCTGGCGTTATGCCGCAGCCCGTACTCCAATTCGATAGGATTCTGGGTTGATTGCTGAAATGCTGTGTCCTGAGATTGAAATAATAGGAGTAAAGGAGAGGTTGGAGATTTCTGGAGTATAAGTCTCAGAAAGGGGCTCGACAGAAATCTTGGACTCAACTAGACAAGCGCTTGCTTGCAGTATGCCAACCTCTACCTTTACATCCATTGCGTATTTACCTTACGCTACTGTGATTCGAACAATACCTGTTGAATCCCAAGTGATTGTGAAGTTACCGCTTGTTGAAGACTGGTCTGAACCGAAGTCGACGTATCCAATAAGTGGTGATGTGCTTGATGTACCTGTTGAGTCATAAACAACAGCATAACGTGCTGTGATTGTTGATGACGCCCAAGTTGTATCAGCTGCATCTAAGATTACTACGTTATTCGCAGAATCGTATGTGGCTGTCTTTGAAGCTAGTGTGTTACCACCAGCTGTATAACCTGTACCTGATACTTCAGCTGCAGAGACATCGTTGAAGTAGTCATGTGCATCCTGATCTGGTGTGTAAGAAGATGATAGAAGAGCTACCTTGATGGTATCTGTATCGAAGTCAACTTCCTTGTTGAGAGCCTTGAGGATGAAGTTACCGTATAGTTTTGATGGCATTTTTTATCCTCCTATTATGATGCTGTCTTTTCAAGAATTGCGAATGCATCGCCATCCGCAACGCGGAATGCACGACGAGCACGAATCTTGAGTAGGACACCATCTGTATCGAATTTTGCGTCACGAGAAACTTGTGACTCAACTGTTGAACGCTTGCCGTTGATAAGCATGTCTGTGTTTCCGAAAATAAGAAGCTTATTTCCGTCTGAACCAGCGTCAATTCCTCCACCAGCTGTAGCTACGGTTGTCTTTTGAGCACCGAATGAGTACTTTACTGGATATCCAAATAGTGTTGCTGATGTTGAACCTAGTGGATCCTGAAGGATTGGTCGGTTCTGGTTATCGACTAGACCACGAAGGTTTTGTGCGAATGTTGGGTGAGCAATGAATGCCATCTTTGATGGATCAAAGAAAGGCTTTGCTTCAACTGCTGCAACGATTGAGTTAAGTTGAGCGAATGTAACTGCTCCTGCTGTAGGAGTAATTGTTCCTCCGCCAGCTGTTAGCTTCTGGTATACAGACTCGTATGGAATTGTTGTTCCATTAGCTGCGCCAACTACACCAAGGCATGCGTTGTCGAAACGACGTGCCCAGTTTGTTGCCCAAGAAGTCTTGAAGCGGTTAAGTACATCTAGGAATGAATCGTTAAGATCTTCCTCTGAGATGTGTAGGATTGATGCCCATTTACGAGCTGTTAATACGATTGAGTCATTGTATGATGCTGCTTCAGCGATAGTTCCGCCTTCTGCAACAACTGCAGGAGAGTCTCCGTACCAACGTGGAACAAGCTTTGTGTTTGTGTTCATGTTTTCAACACGAGCCATTGCTTCAATTGCTGAGAACTGATTTGTAGCCATTACAACTGCAGAAGAGTTTTCTTCAGCGATGTAACCGTTACCAGCACCAGCAGAGTAGGTTGATAATTCTGTTCTTGCCATGATTTTGGTTTCCTTTTCTATAAATGAATTTGGTGTTGCAATTAATATAATCGTCCAATTATTTTAGTCGCAAGTCCAAACGTCCATTTAGAGCTTGCCTAACTGTAATTATATCAAGAAATTATTGTATTATCTACCTAAAATTAGTCTTGCTTGGATTTCTGAAGCAGAAAGTGGCACATTTACAGCACCCTGAGTTCCTGAATCAGCTTTTCCTCCAACAATAACTTTAGGGTCAAACAACTCTGGTAGATCTTCCTTCAAATCATCAATTTGGCTATCAAGGCCAACGATTTCATAGTCGTCAGACATCTTAATTTCATCCAACTTGATATATTTGAGTAATCTATCAGCATTTTGAATGCCTCTTTCAGATAAATGCTTACTTATTTTCTCATTGAGAAGTTGGTTATTTACCTGTGAAGTTCTATTCTTATAATCTTCAACTTGAGTTTCCAATGCTTCTTTTTCCTCACGGAATCGTTTTGCATCAGCTTTTGCACGTTCCAATGCAGCTAAAACTGCGATTGGGTCTTTAATCTCTGTAGATGTACCTTCTACTTGATTCATTTCTTCCATTTTTACTTCCTTCTCGTCCAATTAGGCGTCTGTGTCTGGAACATTACCTTGTTCATTCAAGGTAACGGTTCTACGTTCTATAGCGGCTTGCTTTAGAGCGTAATTGTTTGCATTTATTACTTCAGATGTTGGTTCTAGTGGCTCACCAGGTTGTCCTAGTGATTCTGCTACTACTGCATCTGCAATCTCTGGATCATAACCAGCTTCGATAAGAATTTGACGAAGTGATACTCCGACTGACTTCTTACGAACAGCTATGTCCCAATTATCTAGCGAATCTACTGATTCTGCATTCTCCCACTTGATTTCTACATCAGCAGGGATGCCTTCGACCTTAAACATAAACTTGAATAAGTCTCTCCAAGTAGAACCGAATGTCAATTGACGATTCTGTACCTTCTTGAATAATGGGGCTTCAGCTACACGCAATGCTTGGCCTGAAGGCATATTTGAGTTCTTCAGGAAGTAGTGGTTTGGTGTATTTGTGATTGAAGCCATAGCGTTTACATAATCTGATACTGGGCCAGTAAAGATTCCTGGATCTGCCGCTGGGAATTGTCCTACAGCTGAAACGCCTTGTAAGTACCAGAGTTCTCCTGGGCCATTCTTTAATGCTCCAATATTCTCTCTAGCTGTGTCATCTTCTGCAAAGTCTTCCATCTCTGATGCGTTTCCGCCATTAGATAGAGCATAACGCTGAGGTGCACCTTGATAGTCAACGGAATACATGTGTGTTGAGATCAACTTATTGATCGCATCCTGCGGACCATATGCATCAGCATGTTCAGGGCGTCCATAAGGCTTGTGTGTGCGGAAATGGAATACTGGGATCTCATTCCAAGGGTTTACAACTGTTTCCATAAGCTGGAAGTTGCCTGCCATTGAAACGCTATCAATATCTCCACTACCTAAATACTTTTCGATTCTATCTGCGTAGTAAAGGTTAAGCTTGAGTAATTTAGTACCATCTGTAGTAACTGTTTGCCACATCTTGGCTGCAAATGACTTTACTCTTGGATTTTCTTGGTCATAGACAATAGTAGTTGTGAGCGGTGAATTGTAATCAATGTTCATCATACCTGTCATGTCTGGCCATACAATCGCATAGCAATCTCCATAGACAAGTGCATTTCTGTGGATTTCGTTAATATCAATGCGAAGATCTGACTGTTCCCAGACCTTATCAATGAATGCATCTGCTTCTGGGCTTCCTGCGAGTACTTGATTAATCTCAAGTCTATTTAATACTGAGTCAACAACAGTCTTGCTGAAGTTGAATCTAAAATCTGATCCTTCATAGCGGAACATCTTAAACCAGCGCTGATTGGCAAATACTTCGCCATTGACGCCTTCGTAATATGATTCTGCTTCGTTATATCCTTCTCGTTTGAGGATAATCTGCTCTAAAGCCATTTTAATATCTGACATTTTATCTCCTTAAATAGTTTAATTGTTTTGATAGAACTCGTGGTGCCTTATTATCTAGGAAGTATAAGATTCCAGATACTACAGCATCGAGCACGTCATCATGTGAGACCTTTGGGAAGGAATACATTTGTTCTTCCAGGACAGCAAAGTGTGCGGTGTGTCTAACTTTGCCTTGTTGATAGAAGTTCAAAGCTTTGCCAGCACGGATTTGCTTTGATACAGATTGTCTTACTGATCTATATTTTACAGGAATATCTTTAAATACGTCCTGCCATAGGTCACCACCTTGGTTTGTTTCCACATATATGACGCCTGGATCATAAATGTCTACAAGGCTTGCTATTCTTTCTGCCAACTCAGAAGGAGATACTTTCAGCTGAAAAGCATCTCTTACATAGATATTGTCATCTTCTCCTCTGCTCAATACAGCGACACCTGTATAGTCAGAAACCTTATTTTTAGTTACAGCGGGGTCAATTGAGATAATTGTGTTGCCATAATCACCCTCATCAATGATTATATCTTCGTTAATCCAGAAGTTACCGTCTGTGTTTACTGGCTTATTCATATAGTTCTTAGCGAAGTCTCTTAGGTGCCTTTGGCTTTGTAGCCACTCTATAGGCCACTTCTCAGGCCATACGGAGCGTTCTGAGCCATCTTCAGCCGTCATAATGGCTGGATAGTAGTGAACGTCCACGTTCTGGTCTGTAATCCACTGTAGGGCAGGTTCACGCTCACCTTGTGAGAATTTACGGAACTGATCCATCATAGAGTTGGGCATAGTGGTGGTTCCAACAAGAATCATACGGGCATAGATATTCATAGGGGCAATATCATCAAATACAGTGTT